ATGAGAATTGGAAGAGGATATACTCTTCCGTTTTGGTTCTTTGCGTCGGCTCTCTGCAATAGAACATTTTGGAGGACTAACGGACCACCATTTTTGAGGGCTTCCGTAATCATCTGCCTGCTATATTTTAGAGGCGTAAAACTAGTTAATAGTGCCATATCTTATCCTTAAGTGTAAACAATACGCCAAAGGGTATTATCTACTGGTGGTGCCTGAATTATTCCTGGCCTACTTACAACCAACTTCATATAACCTATTTGTGTCTCAATGGACAGCGAAGCGCTATGAACTCTAGTTTCTAAATCTACTTGAGCGGTAAAGTCCTGCCAAGAAAGTGCCTTGACTTCAGCATCCGTAAGGCGGAATGTATATTGAGTATATGGACTACTCCAAGCTGGCAACAGCCCAAATGTACGAGATACAACGGGCAAACCTGCATTTTTGAGTGAAATGGACATACTAACTGATGAACTATCCATTGATTTTGCACTTCCAGATTTCGCCGCACCAACTATAAATACTGCAACTTCATTACCATTTGGTTGTGGAAATGGATTATCCCAACCCACCTCAAACGATTGCGAAGAAGGATTCAGTGCCCCGGTCGCCGATGAGGTAACTGCGCCGGCGGCGGATGAGGTTAGTTGTGTCCATAGTGGAAATGGGCCAAATGACGCGGAAACTACATCGGCATTAGGAAACAGTGTTCCACCAAACGCACCTATAGGTCCGCCCGTATAATACGAGCTAGACTGATGAGTTTGGCCTCCGCCCACCAAAGTCACTTGAGATGCGGTCACGGTTGCAAGAAGTGCATCTCTTGCGGTTATTCCAACTACTTCAACTAGTGTTGACATATTATACCCTCATCTCACGAATCTTCTGAGAGATTCTGTGCATTCTCTGTTCCATCTTGAGAAAGGCGTTGTTAGTTCGTTTCCAATAATCGTTTGCTGACATGCCCATCTCTTTCTTGAGTCGGGAACTTCTATTCACTACTCTTTGCATTTCTGCCAACTGCTTATTGATTTCTGAGATGGCTGTGCCAATCTTCTGCTTTGGCGACTTTGACTGGTCATTTCGCCAATGATAATAAGGATCTCCAGCTTCGTTGACGCCTTCGTTCTTACGAAAATACTTTGAGTGTGGTTCACTTGATACATTTCCAACTCGCTTTGTATGCGTTTTCACGCGCGGCCCATTAATCAATGTCAACTCACCACTATCTTTATCAATGAAAAAGTAGGTTACATCCGTGCCGCCGTGGTCAATAACATTCTGGACATGGCCATGATGCTTGACGCCTCTACCATCACTATATTCCCACTCCGGTGCGGTTCCTTCATTGACACTCTCTTGGAATGGCTGATCGAACGAGCGGCGCCACGGATCCGAATAATTCGGGCCAAATGGGCCCAATCCGTCGATTCCCAAACCCGCATCAAAGATATTTCCTCGTGCTCCCTTCGCTGGCGCTTTCCACCCAGCTGCCTTTAGGATGTCGCCGGTTTTGGTATCAAGAAACGCCCACACTCGGCGACTTCCACCGCTGTTCGCTACGATACGCCAATACTTTGTCCCCTTATCAAAAGAAAGTTTGGTGTCGTTTCCACGAAACTTTGGAAACGCCTTCTTGTAGTGTATGTCTAACTTTGACTGCACCTTACGCAAAAAATCATTTGCTCGTCGCCCAAACCATTCATTCTTAGCTGCTTCGTTTATCGCCCCCGCTACCACTCTCCTCTTAGGAGAGACACTTTCTCTAACCTTCTTTTTGCTACTTACAGGCTTCTTTGTGGCAAAAGCGTTCGGAGTGGCGAACGCACCCGCTGCACCAGAACCAGTAAGTTCCTCTATTTCCTTCTCAACCAACTCTGCTATAATTTCACGAATTGATCGGCCCATTATTCTTCCTCAGTAATAAACCTAATTTCCTTGACCAATTGATACGCAATCATAAGAGCCGTAACTTGATTGTCACGAACCGTGCTTCCCTTCTTTACACTGTCTAGTTGATTGATGACTTCCATAATCTTGATGCGTGTGACCTTATCATCAATGGCATTCAGTCGGCGTGACAACTCACGCTTCACCTTTGGAACCTCTGCGTTAATATGTTCACGCAAAGAGTTGGTGTTGGATACATTGTTGATATATTCACGAAGCAGAACCTTCTGCTGTTCATTGAGATTCTTATACTTCTCGTTAAACTTGTCAACCAAAATCTTGTAGGTAAGTAGACGCAAATCTTCTTGCTGTCCCTTGAGTGATTCTGGTAGGGTCTTTCTGCTTTCGGCGTTGGAAGTTTTGTGTGTAAGGTGTTCCACGACAGTAAATCGTGCAGATGCAATAGAACTAATATCGGTAACATCTATCTTGTCAGGGTGCTGTTCAGATAGGAATGTCTTGTAGATTGACGCATATTCCTTATACTGAGGAATCTTGGAGGATAGAAAATCCTTTAGGGGATACTTGTCTTTGACGGCCTTAACCAAGTTGTACTTTTGCTCATTGAGCTTTTTAGTATTCAGCTTTCGGCGTTGCTCAAGAACAAGGTCAATCAACTTGAGAGCCCTTGCCTCAGACAAGTTTGTTGCTTCCATAAGCGTGCGATACAAAACAAGTTCCTTGCCCAACTCGGTGTTAGGACGCAGGTATTCTCTAATGATTTGTATTGCTGGCGAATTTTCACGGCCATTCAATGTATCTGCCGTCACTTGCCGAGCTAATAGCTCAAACAAAATGCCGGTATTCTTGTGCTTACTATGTTGCACCCTTCGGCTGTTCATATCAGACTCCGTTTGGTATCCGGTCAATCTTAAGTCTTTACCGTATTATGATATACCTACTGATAAGTAGTAATCACATAGACATTCCTATGTGTTTTCCTCTAAGAGCTGGTTCTCGTCAAGATAACTGCCCCTTTCAGAAGTTTCGGTGATTATTTTCTTATCGGTAGAATCCTTCACAGGGAATTTTTCCCTTAGTTGCTTCATAAATGAACGCAACTCTAAACTCTCCCTTGACAATCCTCGTCTTTTTACAACAATTCTTCCCTCGGGATCACGATGGAGTGCTTTCTTATTCTCTTTAGCTCCGAACGGGTCACGACCAAGATAATGTCGGTCAGTTCCTATTCTATCTCCTTCCGGCGGGCGGCCAGGGCCGCGGTCGTCGGAAATCAAACCAGTTTCTTCCAGTTCAGGAAGGTCAGAAAAGTCTACACCCTCTTCGGCGACAGGTAATCCACTTAGATCGACACCGCCTTGTGGTGCTTCGCCGTCCGGCGCTCCGCCGGCTGCGGGTGGGCCACCCGGTTCACCACCCATTGACTCAGCGCCCGGCGTCTGTGTTCCGGCCGCTGCTGCTGGATCTTGTCCTTGCTCAATTGACGCGAGCCTGAAGGCTCGTTTCTTATCCTTAACCACCTCGATGCGTTGGTCATCAACTTCACCTGCACTCATATCGAACACATGCTCATATACCCACTCACTACCAATGAGATTTGTCTGTTGAATCTGTTGAGCCAACTGAATCTTCTCTTGCCACAATGCAACTTTCTCTTGTTCGTAAATTGTGGACGGGTTTGTAAGGCTCAACGAGAAATTTACGAGCTGATCGTCGGTGTATCCTTGTGCATAAAGATGGACGATTGCGATTTTAGTCAGTTCAGAGATAATGATTCGCTGAATTCTCTCAATCGTGCGTGCAAAACGAACATCTTCTGCCGCCAAAGTTGCCTTACCACTCAGCTGCTCTTCGTAACCAAGGAAGGCACGAGGAATTTTGAGCGCACCAATCATCTTGTTACGGAGATACTCTACATCCTCAGTAGCGTTAAAGCTCAAACCATTCAATGTTTCAATTGTGGTTCCACTATCACCGCCACGAACAGGTAAATAGAAGTCCTCAATAATGTTCATGAGATTGAATTTGAGATTGTAATCGCCGGTTTGACTATCAATCAATGGAGTTTTCTTGACTTTTGTCATCAACCGTTCCATGAAATTGTCAACTTCCGAAGGAGGAAGGTTGCCAATGTCAACTTTGAACACTCGGCGATCTGGTGCTCTCACCAATCGGTGAACAAGCATTGCGTCTTCCATTAACTGCACTTGTTTCCAAGTTCGGCGTGCAGGCTCAATCATTGCCTTACCGTATGGGAGCCAGTTTGCATCTGATAAGAGTCGGAAATGGGCTATTTCATAGTTTTCAAACTTATCAATACCCAACTGTGTTCCCAAAGTTTGGAAGGAAACCTCATAAGGATTCTGTGGATTCTCACCTTCGACACGAAGGGTGTCATATACCGACAATGGCATGACATTGATGATACCATAATCCTCGGTAATCTCAAGGAACAAATAGAAGTCACCATACTTACACATGTTCCTGACCCAAGGCCACAAATTGAATTCTACATTCAAAATGTCGTAGAACAGATTATGGAGAATCTCACGAACATTTTCATCGGGACTCTCAATGATGAGAGATTCCCCAGCTTCTGACTGAACCGTTGTCTCGTCAGCGTAAATGTCTAGTGCCGATGCGATAATTGCATCATTGTCCATAATGTCATAGTCACGGAACAGCTGAAGTCTTGCTCCCTGATATGCCAATGTATATTGGCCGCGAACTGTAGAATAGGAACCGCCAGCGTGATGCACACGGTTGTATCTATCATACAGATTTCGGTTTGTAAATGCCTGCATGCGACTTGTATCGGCGACCTTGAGCTTGGAACCGCCGATATTGCGCACAATGACATTGGTACTAAAGAGCCTCTTTAATCTGTGTCGTAATGACTTGTCAGCCATAAATCACCTCTATGTTGAAACCTTTATTTATTTGAATGTTCTTCTGCATCTTTCTTAGCCTTCTGTATAGTTCCCTCCGGATGCTTTGGAGGAGCGTATAGTGAATACACCTTCAACGGCGAACCGCCGGAATTGACAACATTGTGTCTGCATCCGCTAGGAACCACGATGGAGTCGCCAGCCTTCATTGGATATTTCTTTCCATCAATGATGGCCACGCCCTCACCTTCCTCAACCCGAATAAATTGAGTAGTTCCTCTATGGACTTCTTCACCAATGTCCGTATCAATGGACATAACGACCAACTGTAATTGGTTGGTAGTATACAAGACCTTACGGAAGTTTTTGTTATCTACGGAATCCTTCTCTATGTCGGTTCCGTAACCCCCTTCAAATCTGTTCTTATTCTCAGTTAAGAGGTCCTTCAACCGTATCATCTTCTTCTCCGCGCCTGTGGGACTTAGAATATTTGTGGGCAAGCTTGAGCAATTTGTCTATAGGCAAATGAACATGAATTACCCGTATCGGCGCCTCATTATTACTTCCCTTGAGTATCAACCACCGGTGGTGGCCGTCCAACAGATACAACCCATCAGATACAATAAAAGGGTCATCAGCGAACTTGTATATGTCTGGTTGCATCTTCTTCAGCTTATCTTTATTCACACTTTGCTGTAGAGGCTTTATCATACAAGCAGGAATATGTTCCAAAGTTACCCTAACCCCATGCTTTGTGAGAGTCCGAATGAATTTCGGAATGTCTCTTTTCGGAATCTGAGGTAAGTATTTCCTTGGAAATCCTTGTCCACCCTCTACGGGTTGCGTCTTGTCTGTTGGCATCAACTAATCGTCAAAACTACATCATATCGGTCAAGAGGATTTTCGGTTGGGCCGGCACCGGCACAAATGATATGACCATACAACTTATCTTCTTTATCACGATTATTGATGAAATCAACCTCAAAACTCCACAACTTTCGCATAGGAACATTTGCGTGAGTGCCATCGGACAAACGAACTCTCTCTTCTTCATAGTGATTGCCAGTTGGCGTCCAATTCAGTCCCAAAGCATCAAATTCTTTGTAGATTTTCTGAACAGGTTGCCAATACTCATCACTGAAGAATCCCTTGGTAAACTTATTCACCCTATCAAACACCCAATTCTTGGCGTTGGTCTTGCTCTTACCATCAAGCGGTTCCGAACCACGCGTAGGCGTCATCGTTTCCTTTAGTATCAAAGTCTTTAATCTAATCATGCATTGCTCCGTAAGGCATTATTCCTCAACAATAAGTAGCCCATCTTATCCCAGTAACCACCGAATATCTTCCATATCAGGCGTACCCATTCCCGGCCCCATTGGCATTGTGTACGGGTCCTGGCCTGTAGGCGAGTTGGGAGTGTAAACAGAATCGTAACTGGTGTGGTGTGTAAACTTGTCCAGAGACATTCGTGTGATGTCAATTCCACGCTGTCTCAACTTTAGTGCCGTGTCCCTAACCCAAAGTCCGATGGCAAGGGCCATTACCAAGTCATCATTATATCCAGCCATTGCTTCTGCCTTACTTCCGTTCCAAATAAATACTTCCAATTCTTCCATTGTTCGTTGAGATTGTAGTACCACAGAATTGTCTCTCATATATTCGTCCAAACGAGAAATAACGAGAGGCCGTGTGCGAACCGAAGTAGTAAATCCAGGAACTTTTCTTCTCTCAATAACTCGTTGCTTGTGCTTCTTCTCTTGTGGAAGACTGGGGTCAACATACTTGTAGTCATCTTCCATATAGAAAAGATTACGATATCCTCGGTCAATGATTTCTTGGAGAACTGACCAGCCTACGCCAGAGTTCTCAACCACCATTAATGCATCATTGTATTCAGTCGCCATTGCGACCAGCATGGCGCCGAATTCCTTAGTACCGATTTCTCCCTTATACTCAGCTACCTGCGTTACACTCTCCAACTCAATAACATGGAAAGCTGACTTGTCGGAAGAGTCGCCACGGGCAACGTCGGCTGCCACCATATAGATTTTGCCGTAGTCGGCCGGCGACCACACCCATATACCATTGTCAAATCCCCTCTTCCACTGAGGGTCTTTCTCAAAGGTTTGTCGGTAGAACTGAATCAAGTCACCATCAACGACCGTATTA